GCGGAAGATGACGTCGGCCCATACGGTCGCCAGTGTGGTCCACGCCTGCGCCCGCTCGCCGTACGCGTTCGTCGTCAAGGTCGCCCGCTCGATGAGGATGCGGGAGTCCATCCGGCCGAACTTCATTGCAGCACCCGGTAGGGGCTGACGAGGGCGTCGATGCCCAACTTCAGCCGCGTGGTGATGGTGCCGGTTACTTCCTCCACCCGGTTCTCGTACAGGTGCCCCACGATGAGGCGCACGGCCTGCAGGAGCGGCGTCGGGATGTCAGCCTCCGCGTAGCCCACCGTCATGTTCACGCGCACCCGGTTTAGGGCGTCGGTGTACAGGTCGGGCGGGCTCACCCACTGCAGCCTGGCAGGTTTCGTTTGGAGATCGTAGTAGTATTTCGAGGCATCCAAAGTCAGGAGCGTGTTGGCCGTCGACAGGTAGGTCACGCTGCTGATTGAGGCCACCGGCCCGATGGGGATGCGGGTAGGGTAGAAGCTGTCCATGTAGCCCACCGCAGTCACGTCGCCCAGGCGCGTGTCCGTCATGGCCTCGACGTAGGTGATAGCCACCTGCCGCAGGGCGGTGATGTACGTGTCCTCGTCGGCGTGGTCCACGCGGAGGAACTCCTTGAGCGCCGCCACCGTCACGATGTCGTTGAGCACTGGCGCGCTGGTGATGGTCACTGTCATCATGGGCCGAAAATACAAAAGCCCGGGGGAGTGCCCCGGGCCTTTGCTATGTGCTCAGCTCTGCAGTTACGCGTTGATGTCGATGATCTTGGAGAGAGCACCAGCCTGGCGCACGTCGAAGTCAAAGAAACGGTTAACGTGCAGCACAATCTGCGCCGTGCCTGCTGCGCTGTACGGGTCAACCAAGAGGTCGATACCGCCGAAGTAGGCGAGGATGCAGCCCTGTTGGAAGTTACCGAACAACATCTGACCGACTCCCGAAGATGCGTCCGTGAGGTACGGAGTAGCTACAGCCGGGTAGCCGTTAAACGTGTTCGTGCCGAGGTCGTACAGGGCAGAAACCGATGCCACCTGCGCGATGTTCTTTGCGAACTTGTAAGCCGACGGGCTCATCACGTAGCGGGCTGCTGCGAGGTTGCCGCCAGCTGCAAGCACTGCAGCTTCCATAGCCACTGCAATTGCCGACGTCAAGGTCGTCGTGCCGTCCGTCGACTGGTTGTTGATGCTGGCACCGTCCAACGTGTCGAATGCCGTCGTGTCGATGATGGCGTTCATTGCTGCCTGCAGCTCCTGTGCGATGACCATGTCGACTGCTGCGCCGCCTTGGAGGAGGAGCTGCTTCGAGTAGGTCGTCTTTGCAGATGCGCGCTGCGGAGAGAGCGTGAGCTCGTCCATCTCGAGGGCGGATGCTGCGTTAGCGTCGACTTCGCCCTCAAGCGTACCGACGGCCTTCACAGAAACCCGCGGGAACTTCAGGTTGCCCGTCATGCCCTGCAGGGTCGTCGTGCCCAACAGCTCGATGACAGAGGGAGCGCGCAGAGCTTCGATAGCCCCTGGCACGTTCGTAGCTACAAAGCCGTTGCCGTCGCCGCTGTCGGCTTGGAAGTTGTCCGCAGCGCCTGCGCGGAAGAGGGCCTTCGACGGGATAGCCACCTGGCCGACCGACTGCAAGCCTTGAGCCCGCATCTCGCGCTGTGCCTCCTGTGCCCACTCCGCCTCGGCGCCCTCCAAAGAGCGGCCGTTGGCTGCCTGCATTACGGCACGGCTCAAAGAGAAACGCCCATGCACGCGCTCGATTTCGCGCTGCTCGCTCTTGCCTACGGCCTCGCCGCCAGCCATCCGGGCCACCATCGTCTCATGGTCTGCGCGGTGCTTGATCTTCTTGTCTAAAGCTTCGACTTCGCCGACGAGCCACGCTGCGCGCTGCTCTTCTGCATCCGTCATCAAACGACCGTCACGGTCGGTTCCTTCGACGAGGGCGACGTGCTCCTCGTAGTGCTTGGCGCGGAGCGCCTTCAACTCGTTCAAGTTCATGGTGTGGGTGGGTTTATTGGGTGCTAATTTATGCACTGGTGAGATAGGGGTGTTTCGTACTTCGGGCTCGGCCTGCGCAGCCTCCACAGGTGCGTCGATGGCCTCGAGGATTTCTTCGACCACCTCGTCCTCCGGGCCGGCCGCCTTAGCGCGGGCCGCCACCGTCGTCGTGGGGTAGGCCGGGTAGGTCACCGGGCTGACGTCAAGCAAAGCGCCCATGCGGGTGATGGTGCGCAGGTTCGCTTTGCGGTCCCAGTCCTCATCCGCAATCGTGAATGCGAAGGAGCTCTGCGAGATGTCGCCGCGCTTGATGAGCTTGTACAGGTCCCGGCCCTCGGTGGTGTCTGCCAGCCGCGCGGTGTAGCGCAGGCCGGTATCGTCCACCTCGAGGTCGAGGGTGCCGTTCGTGGTCCGCGCCAGCGGCACGCCAGTGTGGTTGATGAGCAGCCGCACGTCGTCCTGCATCACGCCCTCGAATGCTCCGCGGGCGATGCGCTCCTTGAAGTAGCCGATGTCGGTGATGTCGTCAAATACCGCCGCATAGCCGCTGACGGTGAGGGTGTCGTCGGAGGCGGCACGCACCTCGCTGACGCGCAGCTCCACCGCCTCGCCGTACTGCGAGCGCACCTGCTCGGGCGCTTCAGCTGTTGTCGTTGTGTGTGTCATTGTTACCGTTGTGTTCTTGCGTTTCCATGCCGCTCGATTCGGCGCTTTCGTGGGCGAGCTTTTCGCTGTACTGGCCGAAGTACTCGAGGGCAATCTGGTTGACTTGCACCGTGTGCACGTCGCCGCCGGTCACCGGGTTCATGTCCTCCTTCATACGCACCTCGTTGATGGAGACCACGCCGGCCTGCAGCATCTGGGTGTAGAAGTTCGCGCGGGCCGCCATGTCGCCGCGGTACAGGTCGGTCATGTCGTGGCGGCTGTAGATCTGCGGGCGTTGGAAGCTTTGGATGAGCTTGCGGTCTACCTCCTGTTGCAGCCGCACCGCCCAGGGCGTAATGGTGTGGCGAGCAAATTGGATGGACTGCTGCTCGACGTTGTTGAAGGTCGACTGGCCAGGCACCTGCACCAGGTCGGGCGGCACACTGAAGATGCGGCAGATTTCCTCTGCTTGGAACTTGCGCGTTTCGATGAACTGCGCCTCGTCGGGCGGGATGGTCAGCGCCTGGTACTTCATGCCGTAGCTCAGCAGCTTCACGCCCGCGTCGCTGCTCTCCTTCCACGACTTCGCGAGCTGGGCCAGCTGCTCCGCCTTCATCGGCTGCTCGGGGGCGAGGATGCCGGTAGGCCGTGCACCGTTGCCGAAGTAGTCGGCGCCGTAGTCCTGCACCGCCTTCGCAAGGCCGAGGTTTTCCCGGTGCATGCGAAGCGGGCTCATGCGGCCGTGGTTGGCCAGCTCGAGCATGTTCTCTGGGCGCACGATGCCGAGGTCTTTCACCACGTACACTTTCTCGCCTGCAATAATCTTCGGCTCGACGTCGTAGTAATGGAGGATGTCGAGCTGGGTGGCGTCGCCGCGGTTGTCGCGGGTAATCATGGCGTAGCCCACGCCGTACATGAGCGCCTGGGTGTAGAGCGCCTCCCAGAACTCGTACGCGGTCTGGTAGCCGTTCGGCTCGTACCGGCACAGGTCAAATGCCGGATGGCTCTCCGCCAAGGTCACCTCGCGCCCGCTGCGTTGGTAGATGTTGAGGGCGAGTGACGCACAGGTAGAAGAAATCCGGTAGATGCACGCGTAGACGGTCGAGAGCGCAAGGGCGCCCTGCTCGGTGACGGTCACGCCCGAGCCGGTGTTCATGAAGACGCCCAGCTCACGCGCGATGGTGGCGCTGTCGAACTTGCCCACACGGGCCCGCTTTTGGATGCCGAGGCGCTCGAGGATAGTAGCCATGTGCGCCAAAAGTACTCAAAGCGAAATAACGCCCCAGAACTCCTCGCCGCTGCCGCTCGTGCGGAAGTGGCTGTATTCATTCATGGCGATGATGGAGGCGATGATGCCGTCTACCTTCTTGGTCTCGCTGCGCTCCTTGGTCACGCGTTTGTTTTCGTTGACGTCGGTGTACACCACCGCGCATCCCATCTGCCACCGCAGCACCTCGTTGCCGCCGTGCACGATGTTGCCCTGCATCACCTGCATCTCGAACTCCTTGGTGGGGCCGTTCATGGTGGTGATGTTCTGCGCCATCGGCCGCATGTCAACATCCTCGCTGATGAGCTCGCTCACGATGTAGGTGGAGAATCGTGGGTCGTAGCCGATGGAGCGCAGGTCGTACTTGCCGGCCGCCTCGAGGATGTGCTCCTTCACAATGCGGAAGTCGGTGACGTTGCCGGGCGTCACAGTGATGTGGCCCTCTTTCGCGTAGCGCATGTAGTCGATGCCCGCGCTCAGCTTCTTGCTTTCGGCTTTGTCCTGGTTGACGAACTGGTGGACCTTCAGGTAGAAGCAGTCGGCCTCGTCGTCGCGGAACAAGAGCGCGAACGCCGTGAGGTCGGTAGTGGAGGCCAGGTCGAGGCCACCCCAGCAAGGCAGCCCGCGCAGCACCTCGTCGGGCGGGAGCGGGTCGGCACCGCGCATGAAGATGTCATCGGGGATCCACGCGGTCTCGGCCGTCGTCCACACGTTGAGGTTCAGCCGCAGGAACGTGTTGAGGTAGCTGGGTACGTTCTTGGCTTTCTGCACCTCCTGCTCGAAGTACTCTTTGCGGCAGATGCTGCCGTAGCCCGGGTTGGCTTTCTGCCATGTCGCCTCCTGCGTCCAGTCGTCGTCCGGCTCGGCGCCATACAGCACCGGCAGGAACGTCTCGTCGACGAGCGTGCCGGCCTTCACCTGGCGGGCGTACTCGTGCACCTCCCAGCAGATGGAGTTCCGGTCGTGGCCCGCTGTGGTGAGGGCGATGATGAGAGGCTGGGTGCGGGCTCCGGTCGACGTGACGAGTACGTCCCACAGGTCGCGGTTCGGCTGGGTGTGGAGCTCGTCGAAGATTACGGCATGGCAGTTGAAACCGTGTTTGGTCGAGGCCTCCGCGCTGATGGACTTGTAGAAGCTCGACTTGTACTCGACGGAGTTGCGCAGCACCTTGCACCGCTTGCGGAGCTCGGGGTTGTTGTGGATCATCTCCTGCGCCACACTGAAGACGATGTTGGCCTGCTGCCTGTCCCCAGCTGCCGAGATTACCTCCGCACCTGGCTCGCCGTCGCTGAACAGCATGTACAGTGCGATGGCTGCCGAGAGGTTCGATTTGCCGTTCTTCCGCGGTATCTCGACGTAGCAGGTGCGGTACTTGCGCCTGCCGTCGGGCCGCTTCCACCCAAACAGCGGGCGGATGATGTCGTCCTTTTGCCAGGGCTCGAGCAGGAACGGCTTGCCGCCCAGCTCGCCTTTGACGTGTGTGCAGAAGCGCTCGATGAAGTTCACCGCACGGTCT